TCCGACACCATCGTCCATGTTCATAAAGCTGCTGCCACCAACCGAGCCATTGTTGGCGTTGTGGTTGGAACTGAATACATCCAACCGCCAGTAGTAGTCTGGGTTGAAGGAACAGGCGAGCGTGGCGTAGGTGTCGGAGCCAGAGCAGGCTAGCGCGGGGCTCGCGGAGAAGAGAAGAGCTATGAGAAGGCGCAGGGTCACGTGCCATCTCCAGAGGCGAACCACTGGCCAGTCGAGTGGCAGCTCAAAGTATCATGCTTGCCCATGGTGGTTGCGAGAGTACGGGTGGTGGCGGCATTGTTGATCTTGTCCGAGCCCGCAGCTTGGGCAACGCAAGAGCCTGCGCCAGTGTCCACTTTGGTCAGGTCGATGATGCGCGTGCCGGTGACGCTGCTCGTGGCTGGGACCACGCAGGCGGGCAAGGTATAGGTGAAGGTGGAGGAGCCAGAGGTGCAGTCTACCCAGCGGTCGGGCACGCCGGTGCCGTTGGTCGATGAGGTATCGGCGGTCAGGTTGCCAGACATCGGGATGGGCTTGGGTAGGGTGAGAGGGCCAAAGTAGTTGGGAGCGGCCTGCTGCATGTAGCGCGCGTCGGCCTGGGCTACAGAGATGCCTTGAGCGGGCTGAGAGTTGGTGGTGGTCTGGAGGACGATCGAGTCCATGTAGAAGGAAAGAGAGGCCGCTCCACCGCCGCCTGTGGGGTTGATGCGAAGCTCGTCGACGTTGCCAGCCGGCAGGGCAAAGAGGTTCAGAGGGATGACGACGAGTTGGTAGAAGAGAGCGGTGCGAGAGAAGCCAAAGGAGCCATTCTGGATGGTGACGGCGTTGCCTTTGGTCACACCGGATAGCCTGAACTGGAGGGAGAGGGCACGGTTGGTCGGCCATGCGATGGGACTGATCCAGAGGTTGAGCTGTTGGTAGCCACCAGGGCCTATGGAGCTTGAGCGAATCCACTTGGTGAAGTTGTTGGCGATGAGGTTGGTGGCTTTGATGTTGATGGTGCCAGTGTGGGGGTTCGAGGTGTCGTTGAGGACCCAACCTGTGCCAGCGGTGCCGGTCCACTCCACGTTCTCGTCGTAGATGGTCTCGTTGGAGGCTGAGACCGGGTTGCTAGTGTTGTGGGTGACGAGAATGAAGACGATGTTGAGTTGGGTAGTCGGGTCGATGGCTGGCTGAGAGGGCGTGCTGCTGAGAGTGCCTTGGATAGTGGTGGCCACGCTCGAGGTGTTGACCACGATGGAGTCAATGCGGTCCAAGGTGGCGTCAGGAGCGACTAGAGTTAGGGTGGTTTGAGGTGAGTTGTAAGATGCGCCGTTGATCGAGTAGGAGCAGGCTTGGACGTTGTAGACGTAGCCTGAGCCGCTCCAGGCCACGCCACAGCCGGAGGTCAAAGCGGTGCCGACTGTGCCAGGAGGAGCCGAGCCTCCACCGCCACCACCTGCTGAGCCCCCTCCTGCAGTTGAGCCCGCGACCACGTTGACGCGCAGGGCCAGGTTTACGGCGTCATAGACATTTTGGAAGATTTGATCGGTGGTGATGGCTAGTACGCCAAAGGCGAGCAAGCCGGTGACAATACCGATTGCAGTGCGTTTGTAGTTCACGGTGTGCGCACCCTCAGAGCTTGGTTGGTAGAGTCGTAGACGGCTTGCCAGATTTGGTCAGTCGTCAGGGCCAAGACCACCGCAGAGAAGAGCAAGCAGCCAAAGAAGGTCAGGACGAAGGCTCTGTAGCTCAAGGTTGGACCTCCACGCCTGCGGTCTTGGTGTTGATGGTGGCGATGTCTGCGCCGATGTCAGCGCCATCGGTGCCAGCAGCGTGGCCAGGAGACCCGGCCTGCAAGGCATAGTTGTTGGCCCCAGGGTTGACAAACAAGACGGCGGCTTGATTGGCCGCGCAGACCATTAGCGGGTAGGTGCCGAGATAGCCTGAACAGTTCTCGCCGCCAGTGTTCGGGAAGCCAGGGATACCGTAGAAGAGGTCGGCCTTGTAGAGAGTGTTCGGCGTGTAGTGCTGGCCAGGCAGAGGCCCGCCGCCGAAGTTGTCTCCGAAGAGAGCGTTGAACTGGTCGGCCTCGAGGTTGTTGTCGAAGACATAGGTGGTACTGACACCGGAGCTTGCATAGTAGTTCGTGGTGCCAGTCATGATCATGGTGTTGTGCCACCAGGTCATGTTGAACGGGGTGCCAGTGGGCGGGCCAAGCCCCATGAGGACCTGGTTGCCTCGAGCTGCTCCGCCGCCGCCGAAGTTCTGGATGTTGTAGCCGAGGTTCGACTTGATGAGCACGGTGTTGACGTTGGACCCGGCTGTGGTGTCGTCGGTGCCGAGGGTGTTGAAGCCGCCTTCTACGTCGTGGACTACATTGTATTGGAAGGTGACGTTTTGCACCTGCTGCAAGAAGGACTGAGGCGGATTGACGCTGTTGTCGGTGCAGCCGCCTTGGCCCCGTGGAGTGAAGAGGATGGCGTAGCCGTTCTGGGCATCGGCGTAGTTGCCCACGAAGACGTTGCCTTCGACCAAGACGCGGTTGGCGTTCTTGAGTTCAAAGAGGTTCTTGCCGAGGCGGTGGATTCCGTCCCAGCTCCCGCAGCTCGGGCACCACGAGATGGGCTTGTAGGCGAAGTTGCCGCGCACTGTGATGTCAGAGGGGATGGTGGTGGTCGAGTGCGCACAAGTGCCACCGGCTAGGACGCTCTGGGCTGCGCCGTTGAAGTAGTTGTTCTGGATGAGCCAGGGGCCAGGGCCGTCAATGATGGCGATGGGCTGGCCATCGGTGCCAGCGTCCCAGAAGTTGTAGAAGACGTTGTTGACGAAGGCGATGTTGGCACCACCGCCGAGGACAGAACGCCGGGAGGCCACTGTGGCGTTGCCAGCGCCATGCATGATGTTGCGGTCGAAGATGACGTGGTGAGGAGCGTCGGTGGCGCTGGTCAGGTTGTCGAGGCGGATTTGGTCAAAGGTGTTGATTGTTGGGTTCGAGGCAAACTGGAAGCCCATCACGCGGTAGTAGGAGGCTTTGGGCTGGAAGTCGAAGATCGGGTTGGCTGCGGCGTCACCGGTGATGGTCGGCATGTTGACCGCTTGGGCCTTGGTGACACGGTTGTTCTCGGGAGGGAGAGAGCTGTAGTTGCCGGTTTGAATGTTGATCCAGTTTGGCGCGCCCTGGTTGATGGGCAGCAGGAAGTGGCCGGAGCAGTTGGAGCCTGCGGGCAGCACGATGGTCCCACCCAGAGTTCCGTTGGCCAGGGTGTTGATGTTGGCCTGGAGGGTCGCGCAGGTAGCGTTGATGGTTGCACCGGGGGGCGAGGTCAAAGTGGTGTCCACGGTGGACTGAGGCAGCACTGGAGAGACGAAGGGCAACCCTGTTGGGGTGAAGGTCGGGGTTGCTGCTGCTGGAGTTGGGGTCAAGGTCGGCGTCGCGCTCGGCGCAGCAGTTGGAGTTGGGGTCAAGGTGAAGGTCGGCGTAGGCGACGCGGTGAATGTCGGGGTCACAGTTGGCGTGTTGGTCGGCGTGTTGGTCGGCGTTGACGTTGGGGTGTTGGTTGGAGTCGGAGTCAACGTCGGCGTGTTGGTCGGGGTGAAGGTTGCTGTCCCAGGCGGCGGAGTCGGGGGCTGCTGAGGTGTTTGGGTCGCCGTGGGAGAGGCTGTTGGAGTATTGGTCGCTGTGGCCGTCGCTGTCGGGGTGTTGGTTGGGGTTGGCGACGGGGTGAAAGTTGGAATTGGCGTGTTGGTCGGGACGAGAGTGCCAGTTGGAGTTGGGGTCGGCGGTGAAGCTCCAATGACGATGACACGCAAGGAGTTGGTGGTCGGGTCGTAGACTTGCTGGAGGATCTTGTCTCCGACAGACTGGGCAAAGGCTACGGTTGCGCAGATGAAGAGGACCAGGCCGGCCAACCACTTGATGCGTGGGTTCATGGGCTAGCTCAAGCCAGAGCGCGGCGCACTTGCTGCTGGGTGGGTTTGCGGTTCTTTTGGCCGGGCCGCACCTGGTTCTTGAGGGAGCGGATGCCGACGAGCATGTCTACGGTGGCCACGCCGGTGAGGAGGCCACTCAAATTGGCCCTCACGCGGTAGATGGGGTTGTTCCAGTTCTGGTTGTCGTTCGGCGCGGCAAAGGTGAGCATGGTGATCCAAGTGGCGGCGGCGTCGGCCACCGTGGGGTCATCGACGGATTGCTCGACGGTGACAGAGCCCGTCCAACTCCCAGTGACGACGAAGTTGAAGGGTGGGTCGTCATTTCGGATCTTCACCGAGGGCTGGGTAACGTTGGTGAGCTTGCAGAGCCGGACGCGCATTCCCATGGGAGTCTCCTAGTCGGTGTCTACGTAGAGGGCCCCGAAGTCTTGGGTGGACCCAGTGATTTGGATGAAAGCACCCATGCCGAAGCTGCCACTGGTGTAGGGCGAGACGGTGTCGAGATATTGGACCTGAATGGCCAAGCCAGAGTAGGTATAGGTGGTGTCAACGGGGATGCCGACTGGACCCACGTTGTAGAGTCCGGTGAGCTGAACTGCACCGCTCACCGTGTCGTGCTCACAACGGAGACCGATGGCACAGACACCGTTGATGCCGGGGTCTGTCACTGTTGCGAAGGCCAGGCCAACGTTGTTGGTCATGGCGTTGTGGCAGTTTGTTTTGTTGAGGACGAGATTTGAAGTGCCACCAAAGCTCCCACCGTGAAGGGTGCACCAATAGGCCGTATTGTTGACATTCACGCCGCCGCCTTGCATCTGAGCGAAGACACCGATGGAGAAGGGACCTTGACTCTGACGCCAGAGCACTCGCACCTCGACGCAGTCTTTGGAAAGGCCAGCGGTGTACCCCATCACGTAGTAGGCAGTGGAGTTGATGGGCATAGTCATGCGAAGAGACTGGATGCCGGAGATGGGAGAGATGGCAGAGAGTGCCGCCGTGGCGTCGCCAGAGTCTTGGCTAAAGGTGTAGTCGGCGAAGGGCATCAGCTCGTGAACATTTCTTGGAAGGCAAAGTGAGGAGTGGCGCAGTATTGGGAGTCGAACATCTCGGTCGTGAAGCGGATGCCAATCACGCACTGGATGATGGGTTGAGGCGGGATTGGCGGGATGACGGTGCCCCCGCCGCCTGGAGGGCCCACGATGCCACCGGGTGGGATGACGCTGATGATGGCAGTGGGTGGCGAGGTGGTCTCGACTGGGATGTTGACGATGCCGGGGGCCCCGTTCTTGATGATGAGAGTGAACTCTTGGGCAGAGGCGATGGAGACCCCGTTCAGGATGGTACCGAGCGCACTCTGCAAGGTACTGGGCACGAGCACCACCGTGAGCGCGATGGGGTCGATGGTGACTTGCCAGATTTGACCGGTGGCTTGGTCGCGCATCCAGAAGGTGTTGGTGTAGTCGGGGCCCACCCCCTCGGTGAGGATTTGGGTCAGGGGGGCAGAGGTCTCGCGCGCGCCCTCACCGGCTGGGTAGGCAAATTGGATGTCATCACGGTCATAGTTGCCGTCAAAGCACCCTCGAGTGGTGGGGCTCCCCGGCAGACATTGCCAACCGTGCTTGCGAGTTAGGGTGAGGAAGCGAACAGGAACGTCAAAGCCACAGGTGCCGCACTTGCCCCAGTAGTCGTTGACTTTTGGGTAACGGGGGTAGGACACCAGCTCACCGGCGTGGCTTCACTTGCTTGCGCTTGTGGTAGGGGGTGGCGAGGTTTTCGCGCTCACCCCAGTCGGTTTGGAGGGGCCGATCGCGGACCTTCTTGCGCTCTCGCGCCACCAAGCGGACTTCAGAGCGCTTGAGCATCAGCGCTTGGCCTTCTTCTTTTTCGAGCGGCGCTTGCCTTTCTTGGAGCCGTGACGCTTCTTGGTGGCCTTGCCGAGCTTGCCTTTGGTGGCAGTGGCGTAGAAGACGGATTTGCCCTTCTTCTTGCCGTAGCGCTTCTTCATGTCGGACATGATTTGGCGCTCTGTGCCGGTGAGGGGCACGAGGCTAAGCGAAGCCGCCCGGAGACTTCACGGTGCCCATGCCACGCTGGGCGACTTTTAGCTTGCCAGCGGCCATCCGCATGGCGTCTTTGGAGACGCGAGCGGTGTTGGTTTGGCCTGAGACATAGCCGCGCTTCTTGTGCTTGGCAGAGGCGTTATAGCTCGCCTTTCCCACCAGATGTCGTAGCTTGCTCATCAGACACCCCTTCCAGTTGTGGCGGGGAGTCTAGAATACCGTTGCCTGAGTTTGCAAGTGCGGCCTCGTGGGAACACTGGTTCAAGAAGCGCCGGGCCACTGCCCAGACGTAGTCGAGGGGGTGGTAGAGGCTCGAGACATAACGGCGGGACTCTAGCATTTCGGGAGGGGCCCAAGAGTTGCGGAGGTCGTTTTGATGAGAGGGCCAGAGGGCCATGGCGGGCTTGTTGAGGATGGTACGGATGACGTTCAGGCCAGAGGAGAAGCCGATGTAGGCGGGCGCGAGCTTGAGTAGCTCGATGAGGGTGCCAAGGTCGGTCTTGCCTACGAGGTCAGGGAGGTCCAAGTCGCAGCAGATGGCGTAGGTCAAGTCGTCCCAGTCGCCTCCTACGGCGAGGGGCCGGTAGCCAAGGTCGTCCATGGTTTTTTGAAGAAAGAGCTTCCACTCGAGTAAGAGCCAAGCGTCCCAGTTCTTTGCGCCTTGGACGGAGGCAGCGTTCCACATGAGGATGGGGCCTTCGGTCATGGGGTGCTTCTTCATCTCGCGGGCCAAGTAGCGGGCGGCACGCTCGGCGTTTTCGGGGGTGGTGTTGAGGGGGAAGTGGTGGTTTGGGGGAGGGAGGTCTGGGAGCCAGGTCTCGAGGCGCTTGCCTGCTTCCATGTGCTCGTTGCATTCGAGGTGGATGGTCCCGGCCACCACCTTCGTCACCTTGTCCCAAGTGGGTTCTTGCCAGTGGCGAAGGCCATGGGTTTGCTCGAAGAGCTGGATGTCGTTGTAGCCGATGGGCCAGTAGTCGGACTCGAAGCCAGCTAGCTCGACGAAAGGGACGGTGCGCCGGGGCTTGCCATCGACGATGTGGATGGTGCCGATTTGGTCGCGGACGGGCCAGAGGCGAGAGATGACCCAGGCTACGTCACCAATGCCAGCGGGGCAGACGAGGTCGATCATCGCTTCTCCTTGTGGCCAAGCACGAAGTTCCAGCCCATCCACCAGGGCTCGCAGAACTTGGAGGCGAGCCACCGAGGCGAGGGTTTGACGGCTCTGAAGCCCACGCGCTCTACCATGTCGCGGAGTTCGAGGCCGCCGATGAGGCGAACGTGGAAGTCGCCATCGACGGGGTGCTCTTGCATGGGGCAAGAGAAGAGGGCGTGGCCGCCGGGCTTGGTCCAGTAGTGGATGTTGCGAGATAGAGCGCCAGGGAAGGTTACGTGCTCGAGAATTTCTAAGCACAAGACCAGGTCGAACTTGCCCTGGTAGGTGTGGCTCTCGTCGCGCACTTCGGCGTCGAAGCAATAGGTGTCGTCGTAGCCACTGTGCTCGCGGGCGTACTTGCAACAGGTCTCGGACCAGTCGATGCCGGTGAGGTGCTTGACGGAGCCGTGGTTGAGGCGAAGCAAGGAGCCGATTTGGCCCCAAGAGCAGCCCACGTCGAGCACCGATTCAGGGGCGATGGTCTTGACAGACTCGGCTACGAAGCTGAAGCGGTCGATGTTCTCGCGCAGGTTGTTGGCTAGGACGGCCTCGAGTCTGCCTTCAGCCATGATCTGCGCTGAGGCGTCCTCGTAGAGTTCGACGGTAGAGGCGCGGTCAGACATTGTGGAGCCAAGGGTTGAGAAGGGTGAAGGGGTCGTCGTCTTCGATGGTGTTGCAGCGGTCTCTCATGGCGCGGCGGCAGAGGCCGAGCGGGTCTCGGCCTTCGATGCCATGCTTGTCGAAGAGGACATCTTTATCGGGCCAGCCTGCGGCAAGCCATGCTTTCTTGGTCCAGAACTCGTGCGGGGGGTGGTCGTTGGAGCCCCCCATGTAGTGGACGAAGCAGGGCCCTGGAGCTGTGACGATGATCTGGGGCGTACGCAGCCAAATCTTCGCGCCCATGTCTTCATCGAGGCACCAGGTGAGAGGGGAGAAGCCGCCTACGGCTTTCCAGGTTGAGCGGCGCAAAGCAAAGCCAGCGCCGTTGAGGTTCACGTAGGGATAGGGTCGGCCTCCGGTGTTGGGCTTGGCGGTGCCGTCCCAGTGAGGGTTGCGCGGCACCTTCTCGAGCCAAGAGATGTCCATGGTCCACATTTCGTCTTTGTGTTGCCATGGGGGGCTCGGAAGCTCGTCGGCGTTCCAGTAGGGGATTTGGAAGGCCCCCACCGGGGCAGGGTCATAGATAGAACACCATTTGATCACCGAATCCAGAGCCCCTTTCGCAGGCAAGACATCGTCGGGGAGGTAGATGAACCAGTCTTCGGGTGAGTGCTCGACGGCGAACTGGATGGAGCCTTGCATGCAGCTCCAGTGGGGCAAGCGGTGGTACTCAACATTGGCGTCGCGGCAGATGCGAGCATACATCTTGTCATCTTCGGGGTACTTGTCCCAGGGGTCTTGAAAGACGCGCACTGGCACAGCACCGAAAGCATCGAGCTGGCCTTGGTGGTCCAAGACCTGCAAGAGCTTGCGCAGGCGCATGGGGTTGTGGAAGACGGTGATGCCGATGGTGATGGAGGGGGTCATGGCTTCCATCCAAGCCACCAGCAACAGAGGCGATAGGCCATCCAACTGCCAATGATTGCTGCGATACGGTGCCAATTCATAACCACACTCGCGCCATATAGCCCACCTTGTCCCAGTTGACCTTTGAGTCGGCCAAGGCTTGGTCAACGCCGGGAAAGCCCACGTCATCGACCAAGACCACGGTGGTCTCAGCACAGTGGTCGGAGACCCACTCGAGGGCGATGAGGGTGGGAGAGTAGATGTTCAGGTCGATGAGGACGAAGGCGATGGGAGGAGCGTTCCATAGGGGCAGGAGTTCGCGCACGTCTCCCTTCACAAGAATCGTGTTGGTGCAGCCGAGCTTGTGGGTGAGCCAGTCGTAGGTGTCGGAGTAAGAGGTGGCCATGATGCCATCACGAAGGGGCTCGCCATCTTCGGGGCAAGAGCCGACCACACCGGCGTCAAAGGTGTCGAAGCCGTAGCAGAGGCGCTTGGGCTCGAGCATGGCGAGGTAGGCGAGGGTGCCACCCTGGTGACAGCCTATCTCGACCATGCAGCCTTGGTTGGGGAGGCCACGCAAAGCCTCGTCGAGTTCTTGCCACCGGGCCTCGTTGAACATGGAGCGGGGCTGCACGATGGAGATGAACTCCTTGTTCACAGAGGGACCTTCCGCGCGACATAGAGGCCCATGACGGCACTGTCGCGGAAGTGCATGAACTCGACGAGTTCGACGGCGAGGCCACACCGAGAGGTTAAGTAGTGAAAGCCATCGGGTTGGAGCCGCCAGTAGTCTTTGGGCGAGGGGTGATAGCCCCAGGCGAGAGGGGTGGTCAGCATGAGCTTGCCATCGGGGGCAAGCAGCCTGGCGAACTCAGAGAATAGGCGAATGGGGTCGTCGAAGTGCTCGAGCGCCTCAGTACACAAGATGGTCTTGAAGCGCCCGCCGATGGAAATGTAGCCATCGATGATGGGCGTGTGGGTGTCTACGATCTCGTAGTGGCCTTCAGGGAAGAAGGAGCGGTAGGGGCCGTCGGAGCCACCCACGTCGAGCACCGGAGTCTCGAGGGGTTGGTGACGCTCCAAGAAGTCCAAGATGACCGCATAGAGGCCATCGGTCTCGCGCTTGTAGTCGTGGAGGGGGCCGTTGTAGGTGAACCCTGGGAACTCGATGAAGCGAGAGACTTCTTCGCCTGAAGAGAACTCGCGGATGCAGTAGAGACAGCGCCACACACCTCGGCCGGTGGTGCGGGCCATCTCGAAGTTATCGTGAGGGCAAAGCATCAGCAGGACCGGGCTTCTTTTCTCATCCAAGCTTGGCCGTCGCGCTTCAGCTTCTTGATGGCCTTGGTCTTGGGGTCTTCGGGCGACGCACCTGATCGCTTCCTCTGATCTTGGACACGGCTCTTGCGCTTGGGGTTCCACGAAGGGAAGTTGTCATCCATCGAGAGTCTCCTTGTATGTAGTGTTCTTGAGAAGTCAAGAGTTACCAAGAAACTTTGTGCTTCTTGCCTTTCTCTACCATCTCGCCAAGGACTTCGAAGGTGGCCTCGTCGAAGTCGAGGGCATAGGCTTTGACCTCGTGCACTCGAGCCTTCGCTAAGTCGGCGGCAGCATGGCAGTCTTTGTCGTGCAAACCGACCACTGAGCCCATGAGGGACTCGCCCACGGGCACGGTGTAGTCGATGCCGTTGCGCCGGGCCCACTGGTGGAGCTTCACGTAGGGGGCCACGTGCTTGGGGATCTCCCAGGCCAGATGGTCTTCCTTGCCTTCTTCGGAGGTGAGCTGGATCTGGGCCGAGTAGCCCGCCACGGGCTCCAAGTCGATGAGCTTGCCTTGTGCGGCAGACAAGACGAAGTCGGGCCAGTTCGCAAACAAGTCCATGTAGCTCTCGCTTGGGGGAGAGCCGGGGCGCATGCAAGGGTCGGTGAAGAAAGGAGTGCCGTCTTTGGTCACCCTTATCTCGGCGCTAAACCAGCCGGTGTATTTGCGCTCCTTCAGCACGGGTTGGAACTTGGTGCAGACCTCCTTGATGGGAGAGGGCAGGTCCTTGAAGGCACAGACGATGCCGAAGTAGCCGGTGCCTTTGTCTTCGTAGCCATAGCTCACGGTGGGGGGATATTCGCCGTTGACCACTGCTACGTCGAGGCCGACCTCAACGCCCTCTATGGGGTCTTCGACGAGGAAGACCACTTCGGAGCCGGCGGGGCCAAGGTCGGCGGCGATCTTTCGGAGCTTGGGCTTGGTGCGGAACCAGTCGAGGTGATGGAAGGTCTCTACGTCGCCCCGGTAGGTGAGAACTTTGATCCACTTGTTCTCGAGCTGGCGCAGGCGCGACTCGAGCCTGTCAACGCCGGTGACTACTTCGGCTTTGGGTAGAGGGAGGCCCGCATTGCGCACCAGGTCGCGCGTCTTGACCCGGTTGGTCTCGATTGAGGCTCCGGCCATGCCTGCGCCAAAGACGGGCTTGCCAAGGTCTCTGAAGTGGTCTGCGAGGTCGGCGGTGTAGACATCGGGGGAGATGATGATGTCGGCGCGCTTGGCCGCAGAGTAGAGGTTGGTGGAGCGCTCAAGGTCTGGGAAGCCGGAGCCGATGAAGTCCCACTTGGCTTTGGGGGAGGCTGAGCGGAGGGCCAGGTGGTAGAGGACCTTGCCGAAGCCCTTGGCGAGGCTCCTCGCTACATGGACGAAGAGCCCATCGTCGATGACCAGAGCCGTTGCTTCAGCCGGTTTCACGGCTGCAAGGCTACTGCCTCACTGGGTGTCGATGTAGCAGCGGATGATGGCACCAGGGCTGGCAGCGGCTTGGCGAGCCACTCCGATGATGGTGCCAGCGGCGGCAGAGTTGTTGGTGATGACGCGCCCAGCGGTGGAGCCAGATTGGACTAGGAGGTCGCCACGGTTGATGGTGCCATCGGCGACGAGGTCGGCCACGCCGCCAACCAAGATCATGATACGGGTGCCGATGACGGCGGAGACCAGGTTGGAGCTGGCGTTGAGGCTTTGCTGGAAGAGCTGGCCACCGTTGAAGTAGCCGATGTAGACTCCGGCGACGAGAGGAGTGTTGGAGGTGCCAAGGGGCTTGTAGCTGTCGTCGAGACTGGTGTCTGCGCAGACAACGTCGCCGCCGTAGGCAAGGCCGGCGATGCGGTTCATGTTGGCGCTGGCCAAGCCGATGATGTAGGTGCCGCCGTAGCCGGGGTTCAAGCTGAAGACGGGCAAGGTGGTGCCAGCGACGCCGGAGACGGTCTTGATGCGATCGTCGGGCTGGGGGCCGATGTAGCCGAAGGCGGTGTAGTCAAGACCCATGGCGTTTCCTCTTTTTCAGGCGGGGCTTCGGCTTGCTTTCCCAGTTGAGGTCATTGTGCTCGCGCCAGTACTTCTCCCAGAGGGCTCGACCCTTTGGCGTATTGAGAGCAGCAAAGTTCACGCGCCCTGAGAGCCGAAGGTGCCCCGGAAGTCGCCGTGGCCTTCAGCGATACGGAACATGCCAGAGACCTTGACATCCTTGGAGTCGAAGTCGTCGCCAGCGTCGAACATGGGCTCTTCGCGGACCCAGACGTTGAGGTCGTGCTGGTCCTTGGGGCCGGTGGCGATCCACATGTCGGGGTCGATGAAGTAGTGGACCATCATGTAGGAGATGCCTTCACCGCCGAGAGGGTTGACCTCGTTATCGCCGGTGTAGGGCTTGAGCTCGCTCTCAGTGATTTCGCGCGCTATCCACTTGAGCTGAGGTGGGATGACGAGGTGCTCGAGGTGGCGCGGGTCGGGCATCCCAGCCTCATCGACGTTCAACTCGAGCAGATCGCTCGCATTCTCGACTGAGGTGACTGAGAGGTCGAGGTCGACGGCTGCACGGTTGGCTATGGTGCCGCCGCGCTTCAAGGTGTGGGCAGAGTTGAAGAGCTGGCCGGTCGCGCCGGTGTTGATGTCGAAGCCAGCTTGAGTGAAGCCAGTGCCCGCGTTGCCGGTGCCGGCGAAGCCAAAGTTGAGCACGCGGAAGGCTTGGACTTCCATCTGATGGAGGCCAGACCTCGCGATGAGGCGGTAGATTTTTGACATTACGCCGTACAGTTCATCTTCCCACATTTCGTGGGTGATCCGAGCGCCGAGAGCATAGGCGTAGGGGGTGTAGCGGACGGTCCCGACCTCTGCCACGCGGTCGTACTGGATGGAGGTTCCTTCACCCTTGGCGATGAAGGTTCCCATAGGGGAGATCAAGAGGTCGTCGAAGAAGTTGCGCCCGGCTTCGCCTCCAGGGTTGGGCCCGGCCACCACGTTGAAGATTTGGCGGAACTCCTTGGGGGTTTGCTGAAGCTGCTGGATGCTCACTCGACGTAGACCCGGCTTCACCAAGTTGGCGAATTGGGTCGTCATCATTCGCGCTGCCATTGTGCTCTCCTTGCGGCTCTAGATGGTCGAGTGGTTCCCTGGGCTCAGCTCGTTCCCAAGAAGGTGAAGTTGGCGATGAATTGGAAGGTCAGGCGCACATTGGTGTCGCCGACTCCGAAGGGGCCGAATCCAAGCAAAGGGGTTGAGGGCTGGTTCTGAGCGATTTGCATGGTCCAGATGCGGGCGTTGGGAGCGGCCACAACGCTGGCATTGCCGAAGATGTGGTTGTTCACGGTGTCGCGCTGGATGCCCATGATGTGGCCAATGTCGGACTGGACCAGGACGTGGTTGGCCAAGCCCGACTGCTTGATGTTGCAAGCAAAGACGTTCGCGGGGTGGGCCAAGTAGACATCCATGACGTGGGTGCCAGCGACGCTGTCGCTGTGGGCGTCCTCGGCGGCGATGCCCAAGATGCGCGTGGGGGTGTCGCTCGCGGGGTCAGTGACGTTGCCATTGGCATCGAGGTCTACGATCCAGCCCATCTTGAAGGTCTGGGAGGCCGCTTCGGGAAACTGGAGAGTGTATGGCTGAGCCCCCGTGGTCGTCTGGACCCAAAGCATGATGTCGTCGGCTACAGTTGCCATTGAGGTCTCCTGCTAGAGAGTGTGAGGATTGGGGCCAGAGATGTCGGGCTGCTTCACGAGGTCGGCAAAGGTCGGGATGTCACGATGAGCAAAGACGCGCCCGCCAGGTGATTCGCGAGCGGCGCGCTTCATCTCTTCTTGGACGGCGGCACGGTAGCCAGCGTCGAGGTTGTAGGCTTTGACGCGAGTTCGGTAGATGCGCTTCTGGTAGTTCTCGAGGGTCTCGGCCATCAAGATGAGGTCGCCTTGAATCCAGGTGTCCTCGCGCGTGACACCGGCCACAGGGCGAAACCAAGATTCCCACTTGGAGGGCTTGACGATGAAGAACCCATTGCCCTCGTGCTCCAAGATGCGCACGCCCTCGCGGCCCTCGCGGCCCAAGCGATAGACCCACTTGGGGCGGTAGGCTTCCATGAACTTGGAGCGCTTGGGGCCCCGGATGTCGCTCCTGTCAAGCTCGCGCTCGATGATCTCTTCAGGGGTGACGCCGAGCCCTTGGCGCTGAGATGCCTCGTGGACGGTGTTGCGCTGGCCAGCCACCTTCCTGTCGTACTCATCGATGAAGCCGTCGAGCTGACTGAACTCCACCCCAGCCTCGGTAGCTTCACGCCTCAGAGTCTCGAGGCGCTCGTTGAGGGCTTGGCGCTTCTCGAGGGCTTCGATAGCCGGGCCAGGACTCGGAGGAGGCGGCGCTGCTGGCGGCGGGAGAGGGAGGGGAGGCTCCACAGTGCGGGCCTCGACGTTGGCTCTGGCATCGTCGGAGATGACGGTGGGCTTGTCTTCAAGAGCTTGGGTGTTGCGGCGCGGGAGGCGCTCGGTTGGGCCGCTCAAACTCGCTTCCTGCCTTTCATGCCGAAGATGTCAGTTTCTTCTTGGGAGTCGCCGTAGTTCTCGAGCCACTGGGTGGGGGTGAGGCCCCACTTGGCGGCCATGCGGGCTTGGTCCGGGGGGAGCTTGGGTTGGCCAACTCGGGAGCCGGTCGAGCGCGTTACTGGGCTGCCAGCGATGGGTGGCAGAGGCGCTCGAGGGATAGCAGAAGGGGTGGGAGAGGGTGAGGCAGATGGCTCCGGGGGCGAAGCGGAGGGCTCACCGGACTCACCCTCAGCGGCTAGGTCAGGGTTACGCCGCCGCCTTTCAGTCTCAAGCTCGTCGTCGCTCATCTCGGAGAGGGGCTTCAGCTTGCGCTTGACCACCCAGTTGTAGACCTGGTTGTAGGCGTCTGGGTGGGCCGCGACCGCTGGCTGGAGCTTGTTGAGTTCGGCCTCTACCTCTTCGGCATGAGCGGCGAAGTTGGGCAATCTCGATTCGGCGATGGCTCTGTTGGTGGAGCGTTGGGCGATGAAGTTGGAGGTGGCGATCTGGGCGGCGGTGTTGGCCAGCTCGGCTCGCTGGGCGTCGTTGATGCGCCGAAGGTCGGCTTGGGAGACGAAGGCGTCGTCGGGCGGTTGCTCAACTTTGGCCGGTGGGGCTTGGCCAGGAAGCATGTTGTTCTGGACGAGATAGTTGCGCACCGCATCCATGTCAGAGCGGTGGGCTTGTTCGCGCTGTTGGGCGAGCTTCTCGGCGGCCTCGGCGCGCTGCTTGGCAGCAGCTAGGTCCTTCTCGATGGCGGCGGCTTTGGCAGCTTCAGAGCGAAGGTGTTGGGCCTCGTCGTCGCTCAGTTCTACGGCCATGAACCCTGTCTCTAGTCAAAACAGGGTTACCGTGTCAAGCAGCCTACACTAGGGGTGGTGGGTGCTATGGAGAGCAGTGCACAAGAAGGCCAAGTACCACAAGAAGTAGTAGGCTCAAGAAGGCCGAGAAGAAGGCACGCGCGGCGCGCTCAGCCGGAGATGACATCGCCGCCGTGCTCTTGGTCGCTCAAGTCGTCGGGCTCACCACCTCGTGCTTCAAGCTCCATGGTTTGCATGGTGTTGAGCACGTCGCCGAAGGTGGCGGCGATGCCTTGGTTGCGAAGGACGTTCTCCCACTTGGGGTCGGTGACGCAGTAGCGAGTGGCTTCGGCTGCTTTGGCCTGGGCCCACTCGAGAAGGCCGTACCAGAGACTCTCAAAGTTGACCGCTGCCATTTTCAAATCCTCCTCGAGCATCTCCTTGAAGGCTGCCGAAGTCCTCTGCCAAAAGTCGTCCATCACTGTTGCTGGAGGGCCCCGTTGCCTTGCTGAGCTATTTGGGCTTGTTGGGGCCCGCCCTGACCTGGCATGCCGGGCTGAGGCTGCTGCTGCTGCATCTCCTCGGTGATGCCCTCGAAGACTCCCAACATGTCGTCGAGTTCGTAGGCTTGGAAAGCCTGAATGACGCGCTCGGCGGCTTTGTCCCAGGTCTCGACGTACTTGGACACCCTCTCCTTGAGCGCAGGGGGCATCTGAGGGTTCACCATGCCGGTGGCGAGCTGCATCACGCTCATGGCGTGCTTCTGGACGAAGTCATAGAGCTGGAGGTTGGTTGACTTTTCGCTCTCGCGGTTGACGGCTTGGGTAGAGACTCGCAAGTCGATGGCCATGAACTGTCGGAGGTTGTCGCGAATGGACAAGAGCTGACGGACCTTCTGGGCGTCTGGTGGGTCGAGCACGGCTTCAGGGGAGCCAGGCCACTCCGGCCTTGGGAGCCCATAGGTTTGGTAGGACTCGGCGAACTGAGAGCCCTCGTCACCCAAGGCATCTCGGATCTCCTGAGTGTTGAAGTCAAAGCGCCGCGCGGACTCTTGCATCATGGCAGTGACGGTGGTGGCCGCTGCCCTTCCCATGGGCGAAGTGATCTTGCCTTCGCTCAACTCGTTCACCCCAACCACCCTGTCGGCCAGCATGGTCACCACTTGCTCTTCGTAGGCGTCGATTTGGACGTTGGTGCTCGGGCGGAGTTCTCGGAGTTGGTTGATGTCGAGCACCTTCACCACGTGGCCGCTCTTGGGCCGGATGGAGTTGCCAAGGCCTTGGGCCCCTGCGCCCGCCACCCACATGACGATGTTGGAGAGGTGGGCCCGGTCGCGCCGTTGGTTGTGGATGGTCGATGCTTCAGCCTGGAGCTGAGCAATGACTTCGGGGATGCCAACGCCGTAGAAGTCGCCCTCGCGCTCGATGAACCTTGTCATGGAGTAGGGGCGGAGCTGAGAGGGCACGGGGTTCGGCTTGATCCTCACCATCTTCTTGGTCTTGGTTCTCAGCATCATCACGTGCTCTTCGGGGTAGCCGTCGCCGTCGAAGTCACGGGTGAGCCAGACGGCCCAGAAAGAGTAGAGGCCGAAGCGGTCGGCCTGCATCATGTCTTGCTGGTCGTTGCCTCGGTTGAGGATTTGCTCCTTGTAGACTGGGAGGTCGTCGTCGGGCCCTCCCTTGATGGCCTCGTCGAGGTCTTCGATGTAGCCGATGCTTTCGAGTTGGCGCAGGCGGTCGAGGCTGAACCAAAGGCGGTGGCCCCAGAAGGGAGCGCCCTGGATCTCGTTGTAGCCATAGGGGATGGCGGTGTCCGAGAGGGAGACCCACTTGGGGTCGGGGCCGTAGAGGTGCTGAGCGGGCACTGCTTGTTGGAGGTCTTCATCGTACCTCTTTTTGAGTTCGTCGCGCCAACCGTTGTAGATGCAAGAGGTGCCGAGCTTGGCCACTTCCTGAATGAAAGGCTTGACCACCTTCTTCTCGTTCCAGACATTCCGGCGGGCCCAGTCAAAGTAGCGCTCGAGGGGCTTGGTGTGGTCGGCGAACATGCGGTTCAGCTCGCGGGCCGACCAAAGGGGCTCCACGCTGAAGATCATCTGCATCTGCCGGGCGATGAGCACGTTACAGTAGATGAAGCTCAGAGGCACTACGATATTAGAAGCGCCGTCCATGGGGTAGTCTTTGCGCGAGTACTTGGGCTGAGCATCGTAGACCCTGGTGTACTCGACCCACTCCCTCTCGCGAGACTCGCGCTGCTGCAAGATGTTCTCGATGGCGTCGCTGTACTCTATCTCCAGCTCTCGAACCTCGCTCTCGGAGAATAAGATGGGCTTGGCCTTGCGCTTACCTTGGTGGCGCTCGGGCTCGGCGTCGGTGGGATCGGGGTCGGGCCCCTTCGGGCTCTCCTTGCGGGGGGAGCGCTTGCCAGCGCGGTCCCTCATCACCTTGTCTTCAAAGTCGCGGTCTTGGTCGGATGGTCCGAGAGCCATGGCCCTCTCTACCCCAAACTGGCCTTCAAGGGCCAGCCACTCTAATAACCTGTCACCTCATCGCGGTGCTGCTCAGCCCGCTCGGTCTGCCACTCTTGCTCATCGTACTCTTCGCGGGTCATGCCGCCCGGCACCACCAAGGGGGCCTTCTCGCCCGTCTCGGTGACTGGGTCGGGGGGCCACCAGATGGCCGGGCTCCACGCTAAGGCGTCCAAGAGGTCAACGGTGCGCCCACCGGGGTAGGCCTCATACTCGGCCTCAAAGTCGTAGAGGCCACCCAAGGGGAGCCAAAAGCGGTGCTGCACCACGAAGGGGTAGAACTCTCTGATTCGAGTGTTCTTGGAGCGCTGGCTGTCCTGGGGAAGCTTGGTCAGCCTCATGCGCGGGTAGCGCGCGAGGGCCCAGTGATAGCCATAGACGTGGCCGCCGAAGACCTCCATCCCGGCCACACTGGGGTCGAACCTCTCGTAGTCTTCGTAGGCCAGGCTCAAAGCTGAAGGAGGGTCGCAGGCCTTGGCTCTGGCCCCTAGCAAGACGATGTTGAAGGGCTCTATCTCGATGCCATCGGGACCCACCACTGGCGGGGTGAGTGCTACTGTTATGGAAGCGGTCCTTGCATCGGGGCTCTCGGGGTTCAAGTTGAGGTCGATGGTCTGGAAGAGGGTGCACGCCTTGAGGCGCACCACACGATTGCCGCCTTCGCCTGGGGGCCGCATGAGCTGGATGGCGCGCTCCTTCTTGCCTGGCTCGGCGTCCACCGCCGCCACCTCGATCAACTTGTATCGCCGGAGGTGAGCGGGGTTGAAGACAGTGGTGCCGTCCGCGAGGGCCTCGGTGAGATACATGAGGCTGAAGAGAGAGGGGCCGTACTTGCCCTTCAAGAACTCGATGTACTGCGGGCTGAACCTCTCGGGAAACCTGATGTTGCCAAACTCGTCGTAGATGGAGATGCGAAAGAGGTCCAAGTGGGGCTCGGTCTCGAGCATGTAGGCAATCACGTCGTTGCGGCCCCACGGCGTCCCGACATAATCAACCTCGTCCTCCTCCGGGTCCACGGTGAGGCTCTCGGTCAACTTGTGCTGGTCTATCCCCTTTTGCATCTCGGGCTCGGAGTCGAGGGCCTTGCGCCCCACTAGGTCATCCTCGCCGATGATGTTGTAGTGGTTGGAGGTCGAGGCCCCGCCGACACCAAAGCCCTCCACGGTGGCTTGCTCCATGTACTCTGAGCGCCGCAGCTCTAGCTGAACCTTGTTCCACCTCACCTTGCGGTCGGAGAAGTCTGGGACCTTATCCGGAAAGAGCCACCGATAGACTGGGCTCGTGACGATGGCCTGCATCTTCCCTATCCACTTCTCGGTGTTGTCTTGGGTCTCGTTGAGCAGCAAGATGCGCCGCTGCGGGTCCTGAGTGGCGAGGCGGAGCTTGTGCCCGATGGTCCACACACTGGTCTTGTAGTGGCCCCTGGGCGCCACCCCACACTTGCGGATGGGCTTATTCTTCGCAGAGTCGATCCACTGGGCCATCGCCCCATGGAGGCTCGGCTTCAACCTCGTAAACTGGCAGACCGAGCGGCTGAAGACGTAGGTGGACTTGAGGGCCCTAGCCCTCAGAGCCAAGCGATAATCTTCCTCGCCATCGGTCATTGACACCGGCAGTAAAGCTCACAGAGGTACATGGCGGCAAGATAAGCAGCGCTAGCACAAGCGAGGCGCGCCATCGGTCATCCGACATTGGTGCACGGGCCGGAGTGGTGGCCAACGGGCAAGGGGCCGTAGGGCCAGTGCTGGCAATAGTCGCAGCGCCCTGCGGTCATGACGATGGGCATGATGCGGCCCTTGATAAACTTCCGCTCGGTGCAGTCCCGGGCGGGACAGCGCCACCACTCGCCATACCAGCCGTCGTGATAGCTCGAGGTGTCGTCGCGGTCGCGCGCCAGGGGCATCTCGTGGAGCGGACATCTCCACCGGGGGCCGTCTGCTGCCCAATCACTAGCCATCAGCTCTCCTTGTCCATTCGCTCGAACTCGGCATTGGGCCCTTGGAGCCTCCGTTGGGGCTTTTCCAAAACCTTGGCCCAGCTCCCGGTGGTGAAGTCCACGGGCGGGGGCTCGATGTCCTCGCCGCGGCGCAGGGCTCCGATGGCGCTGATGGTCTCGGGGGTGAGGCTGTACTCGACCTTGGCCACTGAGCGCTCTGGCGCTTTGAACCCTGCACGGTCCATGGCACTGTCAGTCAACTTGATGACCTCGTGGCGGATGGGCTCTTCACCGGCCAGCATGCGGCTCTGGAGCGTCGCTGCCATCCTGGCGTTCTCGGTGATGAGCGTGATGGGCTCCCTGGTCATCGCCCCTGGAGGCAAGCTCCCGCTCGAGTTGGCCATCTCGGCGATGGCCCTGTCGCGCGCAGCGAGGTAGGCCAAGCTATTGCGCATGTACCAGAAGCCCAAGCTCGGCGAGATGCCAGCGCGAAGGGCGGCCACGTTGGGGTGCAAGCCCTCTTGAACCACCAAGCGCGCAAAGGTCTCGATGACGCTCTCCTCGGCATCGACGGTGGAGCGCAGCCTTGGTGTGGCCCCTGGGACCAGGGCGGGCGGGCCGAAGTGCTGCCTGGCGAGGGCGTAGAGCTTTCTGCTCGGAATGCCGGCCATAGCCATCACCTAGCGCAGCACCCTCGCAAAGTCAAGTGTCTCTAAGGTGGGCCTAGAAATTTTTGGCATTAGAAAGCACCGTCGCAAAGCGACGCCTCCTCCCCCCCGGCTTGGGGGGCTCCCCACCCCTATTGCAAGCCTTGTGCCGGTATGCTTCTTGCTAGCGCTGACGTCTCACTTCGAGTTCACGTAGGCAAGCTGGGCAATCCTTCCACACACCAGCAGCTAACTCACGGCGTAACCTATTGAGCATGCTGCGATATGTGCGACAGGTGGCCGAGCAACATTCTTTGCTTTCGGGGCCAAAGGTGATGGGTTTGCCACACATGTAGCAAGTGCGTTGAAATTTGACAATTGATGGTATTGCTGGCCTTTTGCCAAGAAATTCGCCCATTTGCATGATCTCCTCAGCTTAGAGATAAGGCCATTACTACACTATTTCAAGGCCTGGCTCTCTTTCGGCTCTCAAAAACGCTCTAAGCCCGCGACATTGCTGATGAATCGCTGAGTTCATAAAATGCAGGGTTCAGGGGAGGGCCCGGGGACCCGCGCGCGATCAAAGATAGAATATATATATTATTATCTCTCTAGACTGGCTTGGCCCCCCTCCCGGGCCGGCCCACCCCTGAACGCAGAATTTTATGAACTTTTCGATTCACCTTAGATATTCAGAGCTTGCAAGTTTTAGCGTTCCACCCGAAAGGCCTAACTCCGGCAAGGCATAGTTAAATTCGCTGTATTCACACATTAGACACTCAGCGTCTCGAACCCTTGGAGACCCTCAGCATACCTAGGTAAAACGCCTACGAGACCCCAAGGATATCAAGTGTCTTTGGGTCCGAGACTCTCAGCATACTCAGTATCTCTAACCTACTAGACTCACAGCGTATTTGAGACACTTAGGTTGGAGACTGTCAAGACACTTGACAACTCGAAGGCACGGGCTTATCTTGAACTTGGCGCAATCTCGCGTCCAACCACGGTAGCCCGCAAGGGCACAGTAGGGGGTTTCGATGTCAGAGTTGATGCAGGCTTCAAGGCAATGGGCGGCAAGGCCCGCAGACCCTCGAACTGGCGTATCAGCACGCAGAGCAAGGTATGGATGCCTATGGGTCGCCCAACACGGTGTGGGGCATGATGAACGGCCTCACCGAAGTTTCTCAAGAGGCGGAGTATGCCAGCAAGCGGGTCGCGGTGGATCAGGCCGCAGCGCGACTGGCCACGATCGACTTCTGAGCCTTGCGACCGGGCGCCCCTGCTAGCAGAGAGGGGCGTCCCTTGGAGGGTTTAGAGATGAGAACCAAGTGCGAGTGTGCCGATAGGCAGTGTCCGGTGCATAGAGGGGCTGGGAAGTGTGTTCATTGGGCCATAGAGACTCTTTACCGCGTAGATATGTACGATCGCACTGGGACGGCCTTTTGTGGGCTTTGTGTGCAGGATGCGAGCAAGAGCGGCCTATTCTCGGATGAGGCACCACAGAGGGGAGCATTGTGATCTGGATAATGGAAATTCAAATCAAGAACGCAACAACAGGTGAGAGAGAATGGCACGCTGTACGGCCCAGTGGTGGCGAACCTTACCGCTATGAAACCAAGCAAGAGGCAGAGAAGATGCTACGCATTTGCTATGGGCCACCATTGATGGATTCGGACAAGCAAAGAGTAAGGGAGGTAGGGCATTGTGAAGCTCTATGACGAAGACGGGGTTGATGGACCTTGGGAAAGAGAGATGGCGCTTTACGTAATGGACTTCGAGGGGCAACGAGCGTGGAAGGTCAAGCCCTCGCTGGCGTGGATTAAAGCAAACGACAACGGCCATCTGGTAAGCATTGGGCTTGTGCTCGGTGCGGATGTTAGCTGGCGAAAGCTCAGACGATGGCTGGCAACGGGGTTTGCCAAGCGCTGCGACTACCAAGAAGCAAACCATAGCGCTTGCCAGTCGAGCTGTGTGAAGCGCGGTGGGAAGGAATGCCGATGGTGACCACGCTAGTTCAGCTCGGAGTATGGGCGATGGTGGGCGTCATGGCGTGGGTACTCTTTAGACGATAGGAGGGACGATGGACCCAACAAAGTGTCTGGAGGAGATGAGAGAGGTTGCTAAAGAGGTTGCTGATGGTCTCTTGATGGCAGACCCCGGAAGGCTCGCCGAGCTAGTTCAAGCTCTAGATGGTTGGATTATGAAGGGGCGCTTTCTGCCGAAGCAGTGGGAGCGCAACCCCCACGTTATACCGGCCTGAGCTGAGGGCTTCCCGGCTCCATTTCGCTTGTAGCTGCAAGTGGATCCGGGGCGCAATTCAGCGCTTGGAGGGTTGAGAGATGAGTAAAGGAATTGATTACGGCCTTGGGCTGTCGAACGTCGATAGAGAAACAGGCATTCGCTACGGCGTCATCCCGCAAGGGGAGCTTGGAGACGCGTGGTTTGACGCTTCCGAGCTCGACTACGGCGAGGCTACTTGTGGCGATTGCGGGAATCCGGCTGTCGAGTACAGCGACGAGAAGCACGAGGCATTCGAGAGGATCAGAGGGTCTTTCCCAGACTACGCTTGTGAGGCATGCAAAAAGACCTTCTCGTCGGACTATGCTTTCTCCGAGGAAGCGCTCGGCGCTGATTGTCCGGACAAACACAACAAACTGTGCGACTCATGCATCGCGCGCGATAGGCTCCACAAGGCAATCAAAAGAGAAGAGGGGGATGGAAAATGAAAAACGTGGTTCAGGATTATCTGTTTGAATTGCGCGAGGCAGCGAAGCAAGACATGGCCGACGCCATGAAGCTGTGGCACGATGAGAAGACTGCCGAGGCGCTCAATAAGGCGCTCTGCAAGCACGAGAACGCGGCGGGGAAGGCTACGGCCTACACGGTAGCGCTGAGCCTACTGGGCACCATTCCAAGGCAGACTTGGAGACCGATGGCCAGCAAGGCAGACATGGAACACGCGAAGAAGCTGATGAAATGGTAACCGCTGGAGAGGGGAGAGACAATGGCGATTATAGGACACCTTAGTCTAAGCAAGAGCAAAGTTAAGGAATCTTTGCTGTGGTGGCAAAAGCAAGGTCTATCATTCACCGCTTCCGGTTACGGCGGCAAGATTCCTACTTCTCGCATGATTCGCCATGAAGGCCGATGGAAGCGAGTCTACGTTGCTCAATACAGCAACTCCGGCACCGCTTATATTCTCAAGGGCAAGGACTGGATCACCGTTTCTGACTGACAAAAGCTTGCCGGGCTGGCAATGGTGCCAGCGCCGGTGAGGGCCCGAGGGTTTCATCTCGTCGGGAGTAGGCGTTCCGAGCCCCCGGGCCACCCTCCACCTTACACGCACATGCACGTATCTAGTTCGGCTGATTTGAGTCATGTCATCTAGTCAAGACAAATTGAGCTATGGCACGTTTTGACCAATTTTTTCGAGTGTACTCTTGACACTTGAGATTTGGAGAGTTATGGAGGCCCTCATGTCATCTAGCTTGGACAAATCGAGGCCCAGTTGGTTGCAGGGACCGGCCAAGCCGGAGTTGAAGGGCCATCTAGTTCCGCCGATTCCCTTGGACGCTAAGCTCTGCATGAAGTTGCTGCCGGGCCCTCACTCGAGAGAGCAGGTTTATGGATGGGGCGTCGCGGTGGGCGTGGTGCTCGCGGCCCTATGGGCGGTGATGTTCAAGTTGGTGGGGTTGCTGTGAGCGAAGTAGATGAGCTGGAGCAGCTACGGCGGGAGCGGGACGAGTTGAAGGGACAACTTGAACTATCCCGCACGACCTTAGAGATGAAAGGCCGCTGTGACCGCTGTGGGGTGCAGTGGAATCCCGCAAACTACGGGTTTTGTCCAGTATGCACGATGGACATAGCGAACGAGTCACTTCGTAAAGAACTCGCCGCCCTCACCGCGTGGGGCGAGAAGGTGCCGCACGTCGAGCCGACAGACGAGGGGGGCTGTCATCTTTACGTTGTGGGCGCGCACGTTCTCAGAAATGGGCGAGCGGACCTTGCCGCCGTGGAAGCATGCGCCCGTCTCGGCGGGCAGTGCGGGAGGCCGAAGTGACCAAACGTATCATTTGGGGTGCTGTCATTGGTTGGGCTATCTCGCGGTGGCTCTCGTTGTGCTTCGGCCTTGAGGCTCACATCTACTGCTGGCTCAACGGCTGCACGGTGTTGCCGAAGTGACCTTCCTTCACGTGGACATGGATTACGTTTCGCGATTAAGCCAGTTCGTGGCTGTATGGCTGGCGCTGATCACGACCTGTGCGGCCTTCGGGATATTTGTGTTCCTTGGTGCTCGTATTACAAGGCACGTCTATGACAAGGAATATCGGACAGCATTTATGTATTTCCTTGTGGACCTAACATGGTTGGCAATCCTCATCGCCTTCAGCCTAATGACATGACCTATCTGATCCACGGGAAGCCCAATCATCCGAGGGCCGTTAGAGTGAGTGAAGCACGAGGTGCGATGAAGAGGTGTAAATACTGCGACCGTCGTTTGGTGAAGCCACAGGCCGATGGCTCGTGCTGCACGAAGACCACCTGCTGTGGGCAGACGGGAGATTTTGTACTTCAACTAGGGGCGGATGAAAAGGAGGCCAATGGCCAAGCAAGTAAATAGCGCTTCTTCTCCCTCTAAGAAGCTGAGGCTCGGGTTGAAGGGGAAGGATACGGTCAACTTGAACGTGCAGAAGGCGTCTCGCGAGGTGGTGGACAAGGTGAAATGGCTGGCCATAGCTTGGAACTCGACGTTTGAGTATGCCATCAACGAGGTTCTGATGGCTGGCGTGAAGAGATTTGACGGAGAGTGAGGGGCCGATGAGTTTGCTTATGAAGTATCAAGTGGAGACGGTGTTGGGGCAGAGAGAGATTGAGGCTACTCATGGGCCCCTCACTGTGTGGAGCCTCTTTGTCACCGATGAGCACGGCGAGCAGATGGAGTGTGAGATAAGGAGCAAGGTGGGTAATGAGTATGCGGTGGGAGATGAGTTCTGGGCCGAGCGCAATGACACGCCGTATGGGGTGAGGTTGGTTAGGGGGAGGCCACCGCTGGCCAAGCCGATGCAAGGGAAGCTCACCCTTTCGAGTTCAAGCTCGAGTAAAGAGATAGAGATGAGGTATGGAGAGGCGAGAGAGTTTCTCGAGAAGCTGGTAGCGGCTTTGCAGGCGGTGTTGAGGTCATGAGGAAGCGCCCTCGAGCTGGTCGAGCCAAAGACCTGGTGATTGAGCGGGAGCCCATGCCATATGGAGACTGGGACTTCGTGGTGATGGTGTGGGCCAAGCAGTCGCCGGACTTGGCGAGTTATAAGACTAAGACAAGAGTGAGGTGTGTAGACCCGGAGCACATGAAGCAGGTGCCTGCGACGTTGCACAGTGTAGCGATCACGTTGAGCAAGGATATGGAGGAGGAGAGATGCCAAAGTCTACGAAGAGTGAAGATGTCCAAGCCATCTCCAAGATTGCCGGAGCCCTCGCAGAGCTGAGCCCAGATGGCCAGCAGGACGTGCTTACGCTGCTCAGAGCAATGGGAGTGGAGAGGTGGAGGCCAGAGTTGCGACGAGGGTGGCCAAGACGCTAGAGCATTTGGACCCGGAGTCACGGCAGAGGGTGTTGGACTTCTTTAAGAGTCAGGTTGAGAGCATCCAGCCGCAGCCCCAGGGGGAGTGATGGAAGTCTTGGTGGTAGACCAGACGTTGGCCAAGGACGTGGCCAGGTGCTCCCGCAGAGCGGTCTTGAGGAGCTGGCACGGCTATGCGCCCCTCGAGGAGAGTGTGTTCTTGCACAGTGGCCATGCGGTGCACTCAGGGCTCGCAGACTACTTCTCGAACTGGGACCAGAAGCGGGCCATGGCTGAGATAGGGTTGGAGTATTCGGAGCCCTGGAGCGCCCAGCTCGAGGAGGCCAAGCAGAGGGCCCAGAGCGGGGAAGATGAGAAGGAAGACTCGATCCTAAGGCTCCACTGGGACAACGTGGCACGGGTGATGGAGACCTGGTTTGAGTTCAACACGAGGTCGAGCTTGCCGTTCGACGTGGTCTCGGTGGAGGAGCCCTTTGCCCTTCCGCTGGTGGATGGGGTGTACTTGGTGGGGCGCATTGATGCAGACGTGGTGGACAAGGCCACCCGGCTCAGGAGGACGCTCGAGACCAAGACCACCGGCAGGGTTGATAGGAGATGGGTGCGCCAGTTTAGGAATGATGCTCAGAACTCGCTTTACCTTTGGGCCAATGAGCAGGTGAAGGGTGAGCTTTACACTGGCACGTTCGTCAATGCGATCGAGCTGAGCAGAGCGCCCGGCAGCGATAGGAAGTGCTCGAAGCACAACTTGCCTTATCGAGAGTGCGGGAGCTTGCACCCCAACCATCAGATTGTGCCGGTCCATCGCACTGAAGAGGAGGTGGCCACCACCCTGCGAGACACCATTGGGTTGGCCAACAAGTATTGGGACACGGTGGAGAGGTGGCCGAAGATCGAGCAGATTCAAGAGGTGCCGGCTGAGGGCAGGTTCACCGGCGAGTGCACCTATTGTACCTTTCAAGAGTTCTGTGCCATTGGGGCCAAGCCGGAGGCCCTAGAGAGCATAGCGAGGGTAGAGAGATGGGAACCATTCGAGGGCATACAACCGGGCACGTGGCAGGAGGCGAACAAGGTGATAGGTGGAGTGCTGGCCCAGTCGGTAGCCTCTGGCCAGCAGTAGGAGCGCCCATGCCAGTAGGCCCACCGCGCGCGCCAGCCCAGTGCATGCACTACCACTGGCGCATCGAGTATGGCCACGCCACATGCACGGGGTGTGGTGAGAAGGTGGATCAGGACATAAGGTATTAGGTCAAAGGAGGTCCAATGCCAGAGCCGGAGCAGGAGCGCCGCGAGCGCCAGGTGGAGAAGGTGATTATCAAGGACGAGACTGGGGAGAAGCTCACCATCACGGTGAGGTACACGGGGCCGAGGCAGGGGGGTGGGCTGCCCTTCACCGCGTATGAGGCCCAGGAAGCCTTCAGCAGGGCGTTCAACGATCTGCAATCGCTAGGCTAGCCTTCGAGCTGGCCGGAAAGTAGGGGCGAAAGGTGGGAAAAGGTCCAGGGACCGTGGGCACAGTTGTGCCTACGAGGCCAGCGCCAGCGGTCTATCAAGAGCCAGAGTACAGTGTAGACCCGCAAAGGCTCATTCGCATTGAGCATTACTGCGATGAGGAGCCCACAGACCCAAGCGGCTATGCGAGGTGGCTCGCGAGGGTCAGCACCATGAGGGGCGAGGCCATCACCCAGTGGGCCAGCGCTATCGTGGACTCGGAGACCAGCATGGACATCATGGCTAGGCTCTGGTTCAGGTACAAGCTCGCCCCGCCCAAGGGCCCTCAGTTGGGGTTGCATGATACTAGGCCATGGAGGGCCGGGACCACTGACACGTTGGAGGAGAATTTATATATAAGGTTGGGCTCTTGGCGCACCAACGTCTTGCTGGTCTGCCATCTCAACGAAGAGAAGGACGAGGTCTCCGGGGGCTTTGTGCGCAACCCCAGCGCCCCTGGGCGGCTCTCCAAGAGGCTCCCAGCGGGCTACTCGGAGTTGGCCTACTGCTATGCCACCAGGGACGAGAAGGGCAGTCGCATCTATTGCTTGCAAAACCAGAACGATGGGCGCATGAACGCCACCTCGAGCATCAACGCGCCAGACCCGTGCTTCAACCATTATGAGAGTCTGTGGGACAACTGGCCGGGGCAGCTGAGGCCCATCATTCATGCCATCTGTTATGGAGACCCTGGCACTGGCAAGACGACCTTTGCGGCGACGTGGCCATGCCCCATGTTGGTCTTTGCTTTCGACAATGTGGGGAAGGAGAGGCCCTATTTGAACCAGGGCCAAGTGGTGGCTCAGTTTCAGGACCAGTACGGGACCTTTGTGGAGATAGTGGAGAAGGCAGCATGAACTTGCTCGAGCACGGCTTGCAACTCGCGGTGAGGGAGTGGGCCGACGAGGCGCTAGGCTGGTGTCCGAAGGGCAACCACAGGGTGAGTCAGGCCCAAGCAGCACTCGAGAGGCAACAAGGCATGTCGGGGTTCGAGTGCATCATTTGTATGGTCAGAGAGTACTTGAAAGACAGAGCCCAAAAGGAGGGGCGACAAGATGGGAATTCCGAGCAGTAGCATTCCGAGAAACCCGGTCATACCGGAGGGGCAGTACACGTTTGCCATTCAGGAGATGGAGAAGACCTCGCCGAGGGAGGACGAGAGGCTGATGATCCTCATGCACCTCGTCACGGTGGCACCGGTCGCCGGCCTCAGTCACAGGGAGATGTTCCTCATCGGGACCCTGGAGGACCCCGCTGGGGTGGACCCGCAGACTTGGATACAGAGCTTTGCGGCCACCCGGATGTACAATATTTTTGACAAGGCCGGGGTGCAGGTGCCGGATGGGACGGAGCCGGAGGAGCTGGATCAGATCTGCCGGGACTATAGGTTCGATGGGCAGGTGACCCACAGCGTCAATGACGGCAAGCGCAACGCTGCGCGCAAGGGCCAGATCGACGTGAGGCTCACGCCGTATGAGGAGGGCGTGTTGACCAGTGGGAAGCCGGGGCCGGTGCCAGTTGCTCCAGTGCCGACTCAGCCCCCGGCGCAGCCAGGCAGGCCAACCATGAGGAGCGCCACGCCGCAGCAGCCGAGGCCCATTCCGCGCGCCCCCCAGGCACCTCAAGCGGTGCAGGCGGCCCAGGCAGAGCCACCGGTGGCGGCAGGGGATGGAGCGGCCCAGGGGGCGGAAGAGGTAGAGCCCCCAGCGGCTGCGCCTACTCCACCGGTGAGGCCGAGCGCACCACCGCCCCGGCAAGCTCCACGGCGCGCCTAGGTCATGGAGATACCCGATGAGGGACGCCTCGACGCTCCCCTGGTTTTGATTGGAGAGTGCGGGGGGAGAGATGAGGAGAGGTTGGGGCGTCCCTTCGTTGGGCCGAGTGGCAAGGCCCTAGCTAAGTGGTGGCGGACCTTCGGGCTCGAGCGCAGCCAGTTCTATATCACCAACGTGGTGCCCTTCCGACCGAGGCCCACTGGCAAGATAGCTCAGCTCAGCAAGGAAGATCTCGAGGCTTGGGTGGGGGATTTGCATTGGAGGCTTGGGCAGCTCAAGGACCCCAGGATCATAGTGCCGGTGGGCGCAGACGCGCTCAAGGCGTTGCTGGGGTATGATTCGATTACCAAGCACAGGGGGAGCCCGTATGCGTACAAGGACAACCAAGGGCGAGAGGTCCTCGTCATTGCGTCTTATCACCCAGCGTTCACGTTCAGAGACCCAGGGGCAGAGCGAGCCTGCATTGCAGACTGGGCGAAGATCAAGAGGGCCCTCACTGAGGGGCTCAGCTACCGGGACAGGCAGTTCATCACCAGGCCAACTGAAGAAGACCTCGAGTGGTATTGTGAGCAAGTTGGGGATGAGGCCGTACTCAGCATTGACATCGAGACTCCGAGAAGAGCTGAGTGGGTGGCTGGACGTGTTCTCAAGAGCGGAAAAGTTGGAAAGCCAAAGCGAGTCCTTGGTGACCCGTACATCAGCTGCGTTGGATTCAGTCACCACCCAGACTTTGCCATCAGCATCCCCACCACCGAGGAGTACTGGGGCTCCCACAGCAAAGCCAAGTACGCGCTGGATTGTGTTCGCTACCTTTGCGAAGGGCCGTGCCCCAAGGTCCTCCAGAACGGGGGGTTCGACACCTGGTGGCTCGAGCGCGAGCACCAGATCAAGGTTGTGAATTATCGGTGGGATCTGAAGGCCATGCATCATTGTGCTGACCCGTGTGATGAGCACAACTTGGCCTACATGGCGAGCATAGACACCAATGAGCCTTATTGGAAAGATGAGGCCAAGGACCCCGATGAGGCCAGCAAGTACGCCAATGACTTTGAGGCGTTCGCGACCTACAACTGCTTGGATGCAGCGGTCCAACGAGAGCTTTGGGAGGTGTATGCCAAGAGGCTAGAGCGCATGAAGCTGGGCGCGGTCTATGCTCGCGACTATAGAGCACTGTTCGAGCCCAACTTGAGGGTGAGCTTACATGGGGTGAGGGTGGATGCCGAGATGCGCAAGGGGTTGGCTGAGCAGTACGCCATGAAGAGCGCGGCCCTGAGAGATAAGATTGCACTGTTGGCCGGCATGGAGCTTTACGGCACCAAGGCCCTTAGCGTCAAGAAGCTCAAGCAATATCTCTATGACTCGCTAAGGTTGCCCCAGCAGTATGCCAAGAACTCGAAGGGTGAGATGAGCGTCACTACTCGAGAGGTGGCAGTGCGCCGCCTCATGCGAAGGTACCCGGAGAAGCTGGACGCGGTGGGCGCGCTCATCTTGGACCAGCGCCGGGTTCAGCAGCTCTCGACCTTTGTGGCTGAGAGCAGGGTGGATGATGATGGCCGGATCAGGTGTAGCTATGGCTTCTCGCCAGAGACCGGGAGGCTCAGTTGTACTCGAGCGCCCAACAGGAAGGGGGCCAACCTTCAGAACCAGGACAGAGAGATAAGGCAGATGTTCGTGCCTGATGAGGGGTGCGTGTTTGTCGAGGTGGATTATAGCCAAGGGGAGAGCCGAATTGTTAGTGCTTATAGTAAGGATGCTGGAGCTGTGGAGAGGGCCAGGTCGCTCCCTGGAGAGTACGACGAGCACCGCGAGACTGCCGCACTGGTGTTCGGTGTGCCAGAGGGAGAAGTTGGAGAGGCACAGAGGTACATCGGGAAGAGGATCAACCACGCAAAGAACTATGGGATGCACGGCAAGAAGCTGAGTGAGGAACTCTCGAAGGAGGGGTACACCTATGAAGCTGATGAGATGGAAGAGTTCCTCGAGATGGTGCATGCCAAGCATCCGTACATACGAGATTGGCACAGGCGCATCCGCATGGAAATTATGCGTCATAGATCTCTCACCAACGCTTTCGGGACTACGATTAGGTTTCCGTTTGAGCGGCTGGACGATGCACTTTATCGCCGGGGGTATGCGTTTAAACCTCAGTCTGATTTGGCCAAGCTGATGAACATTTGGGGCTACGTGCCCCTCTCGAACTGGATAGAGCTTGAGCAGGTTCCGGCCAAGATCAACGTGCAGGGCCACGACTCCTTGCTCATCAGTGTGGAGCCGAGCTGGGCCTATGAGGTGCTCGAGTTCTGCTGGAAGAGCATGCACCAGGAGGTGAGCTACGACGGGGTGGCTCTCACGGTGCCGCTCGAGGCCAAGCTGGGGCTCCGCTGGGGCCAAGGAATGAAGTTCGTGCGGATGCCAAGCCGGGCCCAGTTCGATTTGGCCTATGGGGAGGTGGTGAGTGCAAGTAGAGCTGCTTGAGAAGAACGGGGGGTTTGAGGTTAAGGTAGAGGAAGATGTGAGGTTCTTCTGGAATCTCGGAGAGGCGTTGAGATATATCCGAGAGGCTTTGGAGGAGTGATGGACCAGACGGCGTTGAGAGTGATCTTGGCAGGGCTGGCGTGGCCACAGTGCGTGGGGCTGTGCATGACGCCGAGCAAGGTGCAGGGTGCACAGGGGGTGGCGCAGCTCAATCTCTCGAAGAGCATGAGCATGGCGGTGGACATCGCTGACGGGATTTTGAAGTGTATGTTTGAGAAGGACGCCTTGTTGGCGAAGCAGAGAGCCGATGAGATGGCCCCCAAGGTGTTGCCATCGTGAGGAGGTTGATCTGTTGGTGGCGAGGGCACAAGTGGAAGTGGATTTGGACGTGCTTGGTCGGAACACTGCCCACGATGGAGTACGGCACGCGCATTTGCGTGCGCTGTGAAGAGATGCACGCGGGGCCAACACGAGAGCAGAAGTGGCCACCAGAACCAAACCCAGCGTAGTGTTCAGTGCTCAGTGTCACCTTCATCGACCTCTATCTACGCTATTGTGGTACCACCAATACTCCAGCTAGGTTCAATGAGTGGGTTGCGCTCAGCCTGATGGCGGCGGCCATGGCCGACCACTGTTGGGTCGAGCATGCGCCCAACCAGCCCATAGCGCCTAACCTCTACACCTTGCTCATAGCACCGAGCGGGGTGGGCAAGGGCAAGGCGATCGAGAGGGCCATGAAGCTCATCTCGATGGATGAGAAGATGCCACGGGACACTTACTATGGAAGGATGAGTGGCCAAGGGCTGGCAGACTGGATGGGCGGGCGCGTCTCCACGCTCAACACCTCTCGGGTGTCTAAGGGAAAGGTGCCGGTGAGCGACGGCAAGAAGCACGAGACCCCCTTCGTCGTCAATGAAGAGCTGGGGTTGGACATCGGAAGGGGGCAGATGGCCGATGATTTCATCAAGTACCTCACTGGGCTCTATGACGGGGTGGTCTTGCCCTTCAGGGACACCACGCGCACCTCTGGCCAACTGGTGCTTGAGCGGTGCTGCATCAACTGGCTGGCTGGGTCAAATGAGCGATGGCTGGTGGAGAGCATCTCGACTGATGCAATCGAAGGGGGCTTCTTTGCCAGGACCGCCATCATCTCGGAGCGCCAGCCGAAGCAGGTGATCTTCGATTTTCAGGTGGCCGAAGACTATGCAGAGGTGGTGGCCATCTTGCAGCGCCTGCTAGCCATCGCGCGGGACGTGATGGGCCAGTTTGTGGTGAGTTCGAGGGCCAGGGCCGTCTTGCGCCAGTGGTTCAACAATAGGCCCCCTCCCAACTCGGAGGCCCACCTGGCGAGCTGGAACCGCGAGCTGGTGATGGTTTACAAGGTGGCCATGGCTTACTCGATGAGCGAGTGGTGCGTCGCGATGGCTTTCTGGCAGGATACTGAGAGCGAGGGCGAGGCCCCGGAGATGGTCATTGAGGACCGCCATGTGGTGCAGGCCCAGAGGGCATTGAGGGGGAGCCACCGGGCCATACCGGGGTTGCTCAACGAGGCCAATGCGTCGCCAAGGTCGAAGCAGCAACGCTATATCGTGCGAGAGCTTCAGACTAGAAAGAAGATGGACCACAGTCACCTGCTGCGCATTGTGTCAGGCCGGGGAGTGACGGGGCAGGTTTTGCGGGAGGTGATGAGGGATCTAGAAGAGCAGGGGGTGGTCAAGTGGGAGATGGCTCCGCGCAATGGTGGCAGGAAGAGTAAGATAGCCTATGAGTGGGTAGGTAATGGCAAAGTGACAAGGGGGGCGATGAACCATGTGGCTACAGATGTTGATGATGATGATGCAGATGCAGAGGGTGAGCAACTCCACTGAGCTGCCCAAGTTGGATCTGGTTCAGTCGAGCACACCGGGGCCAATGATCGTGAGGTTCCCGGCTGAAGGGTGGAGGTGTGTGTGCGACAGCTCTGAGGTGTTGTGTATAGAGGAGAGGAACTAGCGGCTCAAGCGCTGCAACTCTCCAACAACGTCTTCAGCCACAGGCTCCGCCGCTTGGGCCCCCTGCGAGAGCACTGAGGCCGCAAGACGGCCAGACCAGTAGTAGGCTTGCTGGGCGTTCTGGGAGGTGAGGGCCCGGTAGTAGGTACGAGCCCAGGTTGGGTTGGAGAGGGCCATGTCCCAGCCCGCTCCGCTAAGCAGGTAGGCCGACAAGCCGATGGCTACGCCAGGGTGGCCAAGGGCAGAGCCATGGGCGGCTGAGCCGAGCAAGAAGGTGCTGGCCATCATGTGGTAGAGGATGCGATGCTTCATGTAGCGCTCGAAGCCCCCGCCTAGCACAGGCTGGCCCACGCCCTTCTGGGGGTCGATGGCAGCCTTCTCGGCCAGCCCCCTCACGTCTGCTTCGGTTGAGGGATACTGGCGCTCGATGCCTTCGACGCGGTGGGTGAAGGTGTCTTTGAGAGCTTCGTCCATGTACCACTTCTTGTCGGGCAACTGTCGAAGGTTGCGCTTGGCAGCTTCTAAAGCAATCTCGGCCTTCTTCAAGCCGAGGGATTTGGCACCTTGCTGAGCGAGCTGGTTGGCCCGCGCTTGAATCTCAGGGGTGGTGACTTGGGCGTCGAAGGTCTCGATGTTGCGGAAGGCCGAGACCATGTCCTTGCCGCTCTTGAAGCCACTGTCAGGCCAGAGGGCTCGGAAGATTGAGGGAGGGATAGCTTCGACTTCCTTGGTGCTGCCGGATTCGAGGCTCTTGCGAAGGTAGGAGGCGGTGGACATGCGCACTGATGGCAAGTCTTCGGGGGCTTCGCGGGCGATCTGGCCAACCAAGAGCTGAGCACGCCGGGGGTTGAGGGTTGCGCCTTTGAGGATTTGCTGGGCGACCTCTTCGGGCCCACCGGCGTGGAAGAGTCGAGACTTGAAGGCATTGTTGAAGGTGGACTTGGCTTGACGCCAGCTCTTGCGCACCACCGCTAAGTCAGGATGGAGGCGGTCAGGGGCCACGCGCTCGATGTCGGCATCTATGGCGTCGATGAAGCGCGCGGCCGCTCGCTTGGTGGTGGCGTCCTTCGAGGAGCGCATGAGGGCCATGAACTCGTCGCGCTTGCCGAGGTGGGTTTGGATGGTGTCAGAGCCACGAGGCGTTGGCTCTGCTGCTTGCTGGCTCAAGAAGTCTTCGATGCCACCGCCGCGCCCAACGCCAGGAATGCGCCGCAGAGCGGTGGCCAAGCCTTCAGAGGAGAGAGGGTCAGGGACTTTGAGGCCCCGCCCGGCTGTCTCCTCCTCGAGGATGCCAGCGGCCTCGTTCATCTTCTTGATGAGAGAAGGAGGAACGGTTTTGCCCTCTCCTTGCATGTCACCGGTGATGATGTCGATGGCTTCGGCCAGGGAGGATTGGACTGGGAGATGGCCCACCGGCCGCAAGGCTTCTTTGTACTTGGCGGAGACACCGTTGAAGACCTGTTGCATGCCGGTGAGGGTGCTCGACTTCACCGGGTCGGTCGGCTGAGTCAACTTGTCGAGGGTGACGGCTTTGACATCTTCTTCTGGCTCGAACTTGGGGCCGAGCGCTTCGTTGACGCGGGCAGCGACGCGGTCTTCTTGGGTTTTGGCTGCTTCGCCAGTCTTGGCTTTGGCTTCGCCGGTGAGTTCCTTTTCAGCTTGGGACAGTAGGTCGCTTCGATTCTCAACCACCTCCTTGTTGAAGCGGTCTTGGGCTGTGGCGTGCTCGACTTGGGCCTTGGCGATGTCGCGCTGCTCGGCTTCGGTGGCTTGGCGCGTGGCTTGGGCTGTGCGCTCGCCAAGTTTGCCGGACTCTGCCTCGAGAGCGCTGGCGTACTCCGCGCGCGCAGGGGTGAGGCCAGAGGCCCGGCCAGCCATCGCGCCCATGGCTCCAATCGCAGCTTCGCCGATGGGGCCGGAGGCAGTGGCGACCAAGGCACCCTTGGGGGTGACGGTGGGCTCTTTGCCTTCCATCTGCGGCACTGCACCCTCGCCGAAGAGGTAGCCGAGCAGCGAGCCCACACCGCTCGCTATGCCACGGCGAGCCATGCCAGAGCCGAGGGGAGCGACTTGGTGGGTGATGAGGGCTTGGATGATGATGGGGCCGATGATGGGGCCGAGCGTTTTGAGAAGGCTCAAGACGTTGCCATGGGCGATGTCAGAGCCGAATTGGGAGATGCCGCCAACGTCGGCAGCTTGAGCTTCGGCCATCGCGCCGGGCTGCTCCGGGGTGGCGTACTCAGAGCGGAGCTGGGCGGTGTCGCTAGCTAGGCCAGCTTCGTCGAAGAGTTCACTGAGCTTCGCCATAGCGTTCCATGAGGATCTTGGATTGCTCTTCCCACGTGCCGATGCCAGCCTTGCGCAAGTCGGCCATGTCTTTGCGCACGGCGTCTTCTTTGCCAGGAGGGACTTGGAAGTCGCCAGGACGGCCTGCGACTGCTTCGGCAGTGGCTGCTCCTTGCTTCAATGCAGCGGCGGCAGGGGTGTCGGCGAAGCTGCCACCGGTGACGGAGCCAGGGAGTTCACCCTTTGCGGGGGTGGCTTCAGGCTTGGGGCCGAGCACAGAGGGATCGAAGCCATGGACCTTCACTGACTTGACCAGCCGGTTCCAGAACATGTTGATGGCGCTGGAGGCAGATTCGATGCTGTCCTTCCTGGTCACGTCGGGGAAGTCGCGGCTCTCAGCAATTCTCATGGCATTCTTCTGGGTCGCGGTCATGATGGGGTACTTGGTGAAGTTGGCTCTGCGGTCGAAGTCTGCCCAGGCTTGGTTTCCGGTGCTGCCTGCGACGCCGCCATAGACACTGCGAGCTTCTGACATGGCAGCTTGACCCGCAACACCTTGGGAGCCTTGATGGGGGAGCAAGGTGTTGACGCTCTTTTGGAGTTCGCGAAGGTTGTCGGCTGCGTCTTGAGCTGACTGGAAGGTGCCTTGCTGAGCTGGGTCCAAGGCGACGGCTTTGTGCTCAGTCACGTCACGGTTGGTGGCTTGGTAGGCGATCTCGCCGGTCTTGGGATCATAGCCAAGCATCTTGGGCGTCTCGGTGACGTACTTGTTGAGGCGGGCCTCTTCGTCGGCTTTCTTGTGAGCTTCGTAGACAGCTTCACTGGACTTCATGATGAGGTCGCGCTGCTCTTGGGCACGCTTTTGATGGCGGTCTTCGGCAGCAGCGCCCACTTCGGCCTCGTTGGGCGGGCGACCGTATTGGGCGGCAAAGTTTCGCTCAAAGCCAGCACGCCAGTCCTTGTACTCGGAGGGTTGGCCGGTGGTTCCGCCAACGGTGACAGTGGTCCCGGTGATGGGGTCTTTCTGGGCGACTTTGACTCCAGTGGGCAGAGCACCACCTGGAGTCTTCAAGGCGTCGATGAGCTTTAGCATGGGGGCGCGCTCAGGATGCTGGGCCAAGTCGAGCTTCATGTGAGCGATCTCGGCATCGGTAAAGGTTTTGGCCATGGTCATCACGGTGGCTAGCACTTTCACCTTGTCGAGTTCTTGCTTCTGCTTGGCTTGAGCGGTCGCTTGGCGCATCGCGAGAAAGGGCATGAAGGCCCCAGCGATCTGCTGAATGGGAGAGCGGCGCTCGCGGGGGTCCGCTGGGCCCTGAGCGATCTGAGCTAGGCCAGTCAAAGCTCCAGCGGTTGCAGGGTCGCCGCTTGGGGTACTGCTGCCTAGCTGAGAGGTGAGAAGGAGGGGGAGAAGGGCAGAAGGGTCACCGCCAGAGAGAGCAGAGCCGAGCGGGTCAGTGGAGTCGGCCATGTCATCCTCCACTCAAGCCGAGCAGGACCGGGAGCAGTTGGGTCAAGAGGTTGGAGCCGGAGCCCCCAGCCAGGAAGTCTTGGTTGGCACGGTCGAGTGAGGCTTGGTTGCCTGCGAACTCGAGGTTCTCTTGCTGGCCTCCCAAGCCGATGATTTCTTGGATGGCGGAGAGGGCGCGGTCCATTGCGTCGGCGCTCAAGTTCACTCCGGCTTGGTCCGCCGCCGTGGCCAGGGTTCGAGAGATGTCGGTGCCAAAGCGGTTGCCGACCTTGCCCATGGACTCCATGATGTTGGCGTTGGAGATGCCAAGGTTTTGGAGGAACTGGGCTTCGATGGCTGGAGGGATCTGACCGGTGCCGAGCTGGTAGAGGGTTTGGCCGAGCGGGTTGCCTTTGCCGGTTAGAGATGAGGTCAGCAAGTCGTTCACCACAGTGGTGATGGGGCCGGGCTTGTATGGGACGACGCCGGGGCCACCGGGTTGAGAGGTATCGGTGGATGGTGGAGTGTAAGGTGGAGTCTTTGCGCCGCTGTAGATGGGTTTGCTCCAATCTATCTGGCCACTGCTACCTGGACTCACGCCGCCAATGCCCAAGCCGGGGTTGAGCCAGGGAGAGGGCCCTCCCATGACACCGGTGGGGTCAGGTGTGCCGGTGACGCCCACGAGAGATTTGCCGCTCGAGGGGCCGCCCGTGTAGGTGAGCTGGCCGTTGATGACTTGGAAAGGCAGACCGCTGGCTGCGGGCATGGCGGCTTATAACTCCGTCATAAGGTGAAGGGCAAGGTCTTGGCTCGCGACGCCGCTAAGAGGTTGGGGTCGCCAGCGGTGGGCGTTGGAGCCGCTGGGGTGGGTAAGAGGCGCTGAGCAACCATGGTAGCAAGAGGGATCACGTTGGGGCCAAACTGCTTGAGCAGAGAGTTGCCGAGCTGGATCTGGTAAGCCTTGGGGTTCTTCTGGTAGTCGGCAGAGCGCGCGCCGATGATGGTTGCGAGGTTGTAGGCCGCTTGTTGTTGGGCGGTTGGGATGGCGTTGTATTGGGCCGTGGTGAGGGCGTCGGCAGTAGGGTCGAAGCCCTTGATGCCAAGGCTGGCGGCGGACCTCGCGGACTCGTCGCGCATCATGGTCCCGGTGGTCGGGGTGTGAGTGAGGAAGGGAAGCTTGATGCCCATGGCTTCGAAGGCTGAGCCCACACCGGGGGCCAGGGCGTTGGTGATGTCGTAGGCCACGCCTTGCCAACCACCTTGGTCCTTGAAGGCAGCGGCGGGGCTCTTGTCGCCTAGGATGACGCTGAGTGCACCCTGCAAGCCGTGGGGCTCGGAGAGGGTGTCGAGGAAGGTCCCGGCGCTCTTTACCTGGGGGGAGCCAGAGCCTTCGAGGCCCTTGCCAAGCGCGTTCGCAGCAAGTGCCAGCCCAAGATAAGGTACATAAGCGGCAGCAACACCTTCTCCAGCACTAACGCCAGCGTGTCCGGCTTTCTGGCCAGCGGAGAGGTTGGGGTCGGTCGCGATGTTGTAGAGGTTGTAGCCGGTTGCGCCAAGGCCTGCTGCCGTACCCAGCCCGCCGCCAATCGTCGAGAGTGCAGGGACACCGGCTAGAGTGCCCGCGCCTGCTGCAAGGGAGCCCGCTGTAGACGCGCCAGAGAGAGCCTTGGAGACATCACTCTCGTTGCCGCCAAGAATGCCCCAGAGGGCCATCGCCGTGCCAAAGCCATAGCGCTCCACCAGGGATGAGAAGAGGGCACTCTGGTCTTGGGCTGCCACGTCATCGCGCGGCGGGTTGCTTGGAGAGGAGAGCAGAGATGAGCTGGGTCAGGATGTCGCCGCCACCGGCGAGGTTGCCTTTTTGGCCTCCTATCATGGAGCTGAGTTGGAGGAGACGGATGAGGGTGGAAGGGTCGATGCCTTTCATGCTCATCATCTGCATGGGGTCGGTCGGAGGTGCCGCAGAACTCAGGCCGGGAATGCCTTGAGATTGGTTACCCCAGAGGCCGAGGAGGCGAGTCAAGCGGTCGATGCCAGCTCCCCCGCCCCCACCAAGGGAAGACATGAAGCTGTCGAGGTTGGCTGGGTTGGGCATCAGCCGAATCCGCCGGAGAAGGGTCCTAAGCCTGAATTGACAAGGTCGAGCGAGCCGCCTTGGGGGTTGATGAGCGAACTCATCAGAGGGGCCAAGTCCACTGGGACGTTCATGCCAAGGTTGGGGTCGTAGCTCGCGGGCTGGGTGCCAGAGGTGCTCGAGGTATCGCCGATACCGGTGGCTGAGACAGGGGTCGTGTCGCCACCAAGGCCAGGGATTTTGTTCTTGAGTGCTTGGAGCCAGCCGCCCACGGTGTTGATGCCACCAGGGACGCCGCCGCCACCGGTCAAGATGTTGCTGGGCCCGCCGATGGCCGAGAGCAGGAGTAGGGGCAACATGGCGGCACCGGAGATGTCTTCGAAGGTGGAGGAGCCACCACCGGTTTGAGTTGTGGTGGTGGGGCCCTTGGTGAAGGCACCGGGCTTCTGGAGAGCAGACATGAGGCCAGGGGCAGCGCTCGCGACCGCACTGGGGTCGAAGCTCGCCGGGGGGCCTTTGCTCATATAGTCGCCAAGGGTCTGGGGCTTGCCGGTGCTCGAGCTTAGGCCGGAGAGCAAGAGCTGCATGATGAAGAGGCGCAGCGCTGCATCGGCGGGAGAGGGAGCGCCGGGCTGCTGGACGGTTGAGACTGGAGGGGTTGAGAAGAGGCTAGAGAGAGCCATAGCTACGCGGGTGGAAACTCTTTGGGTGGATAGATGCGTAGCATGGGCTGCTGGTCTATCTCTTTCCCATAAAGTAGCTCTTCTGCCTTCCTGAAATTGCTCAACATCTCACCTTGGACGGTGGTATCGGAAGACCAAAGGATGGCCTCGAGCATGTTACGGAGCTCGTTGTAGGTCGGGGGTCTGGCAGGGGGCTCGCGCTTGATTCTGTAGACCATCAATGACCTATCTCGGCCTCCTCCGGTATCATGGACCAGAAGGTTACATCAAGGAACTGAGTGCCGTTGCCGTTCTGGTGAGCGGCCCAGCGCCGGATGCAGCCATCGTAGCGAAGGCCCATGGACTCCAGCAGAGCGTCGGCCCCGGTGTTGTCGCAGGAGGCCCGGACGACTTGGAGGCTCATGGTCTTGAGTAAGAGCTTCACCATGCGGCCAGCGTCGGGGCCGAAGTTCTCGCCAAAAGGGACTACGGTGAGAGAGGCGCGCTTGTGCTCATCGGTGGTGAGGCCAACGAAGCCGCTCTCGCTCGCAAAGGCACAGACGCCGGGCTTGGACCAGGAGGCCAAGAACTCCTCCAGGGTGGCCTCAGTGACGGTCCCTTTTCCTTGCCGGAGATGGCTGTACGCGAGCGCTAGGACTTGAGCGTCGCCTTGGACTAGTTTGAAGGTCGGCATTGGGCTCTGGCTCTGGCTTGGGTGGTGGGAGTTGTTCTCGCTCGAGGTCCTTCAGCTCGGCCATGTGCGCGCGCACGCCGGAG